GGCTATATTTGTTTTAAATAATGGATTTAGATAAATAGAACCTTTCCATTTTTGTATTATTTGTTCTAATGTAACTCTAATAAGTTCATAAAAAGAACCAAAATAAACATATCTACTAATGTTGTTAGGGTCAAAATTTAAAAAAATATTTAAATCATTAGTCTCTAAAGTTATTGATTCTGATTGACTTAAATTTAAATTATTTAAATCGTAATATTCTGACCATTCACCACCTAAAATAAAGTCTTTACTAAGTCTAGGACTTGTATTTGTGGTTATATTAAAGTTACCAAAAGTAAAAAAAGCATCACCACTGGTAAATTGTAAACCAACTAAGTCTGGTGAAAAATCACCCTCTCTTCTTTTGTACGCTTCGGTTAATGAACGAGGTATTACTTTAACGTTTGACATTAGGCTAACGGTACGTTTGTTATCGTATTGAAGTCTTTAGTGAAATCAATATTATCAACTTCTTGACGAACTTCATATAGTGGTTCACCTGTAAATTGGTCTTGTATTTCGTATAAATTGTATTGCTTATAAATACGATTTTGTTCGTCATAAATAGTGTACTTACCGTCAACAATAGATTTGGTTTGATTACCAAATATACCATAAGCTAAAGTTTCAATATCATGTTCTACCATGTTAACCTCTAATAATATTGGGTTGAAAAATGTGTTTGTTACAGATATTTCTTGGCCAGGTGTACCTATGTCTGGGAATTGATTAGGTCGAACATTTGGTGCAGAACTAGGTGTAAGTGTACAAAAAACTAAATTTGAATTGTCATTAAATCTATATTTGACAGATTTTTGTACAGTGTTTGATTGATTTGTATTTATAACTTCCGCTCTGTTTGCTGACGTTATAATCCTAAAAAAGTTTGGTATCTTGCTACCATTATTTTGATTGTAATACTCAACTCTGTAACCAACCAAAGAACTTGCATCTTGTATATTTATTGTGTTTAAATCTATAATAATACCTTTTATATCGGGGAATGCTGCTAAAACACCACAATCTGTAATTTTTGTTCTTTTTTCTATTGGTTTTATTACAATAGAGTAAATCCCTTTGGTTGAGAATTGTGTTACGGGTAATTGTAAATTATATAAACCATCAAATAAAGGTGTTCCATTAGTGTTAGTTTTTGGATCCGTAAATCTAGATATAACCTGATTAGGGTTTAACGGGGTTAAAGGTAAAGTTGGTTTAACATCCCTTGATGGTGCGTATGTGTAATATATTTCCATGTCAGCCGGTGTGACTGATGCTGGCCTTAATACTCCGTAATTTCCTGTTGCCATTTTGTTAACTATTTTCTACTATGTTGTAATATCCGTTTTTATATTCCACCAATTCTTCTAAACTATCTATTTCAGCTAACCTAGAATGTCTCTCAAAAACGGCTACAGACATTCTTTCTATAAATAGTTCGTTGTTTATTTTTGGTGGGAAAACCATACCCATTTTTGTCTCTTCTTTTACATCAAAAGTTAACTGACTATTACCATAAGAATATGGTTCAAAATCGTAACCACTTAATAAAGTTGAGAAAGTTGTTGGATGTGCATTTATATCAAATTGATTGGTTGGTGGTTTATATGTGGTGACATAATTTATATCACCTATTGTGTAATAAATTTTTGTATAACCAGTTTGTAATATCGGATCTATGTAGTCGATATTGGTTACGCCATTGACACCTATCTTAAAAGGTCTAATTTTATCGTATGTACTAATTACGTCTAATTTATGTGAAGTTGTTCCTGATACCATTATATTGTTATACTATCTGTTGTTGTGCAACCATTGTTATCTGTAACAATTACAGTAAGTCCACCATAACCAACTGTATGTACGTTAGAAGTTATATCTGTACTACCGTCACTCCATGATATTGTATAAGGTGTAACTCCACCGTTAATATTTATTACACCTTGTCTATCAGATGCTGAAACTTCAATCAACCCTAAATTTATTGATAAAAGTGATTCTGGTTCAGTTAAACTAACAAAAGTTGTTGCTGAACATCCAACATTGGATACGCTTGTTATTGTATAATTACCGGCAGTTAAACCTGTTAACACGGCGGTACAACCACTACCCGATAGATGTGAACAAGTATTTTTATAAACACCATTAGCGTAGAAATTAATATTACCGGCTGGTGTTGGTAATGTGTAGGTGTCTGTCGTAAAAGTTGTTGTGGCGGTTATTTGTGTTGTATTACCATAACATGGTAAATCATAACCATTTGTTTGTACAGGTTTTGTAATATTAACCAAGAATTGTTCTCTGTGTTTAACTTGTTGTGTGATTGATGAACCGGTACATCCATTACTATCGAAGACATTTATTTTATAATCACCGGCCGTTAAATTATTTAATGTTATATTTGTTGATGTGTTATAAGAACCATAAAAATTATTATTTTGATTAACATATAATGTATATGATCCACTACCACCATAAGGTGTTAAAATTAAGGATCCTAAATCATCACCATAACAACCAGCATTAGTTGATAACGTTACTGTAACACCAACCTGTAATGGTTGTGTAATGTTTATAGGTGTTAAGTTGTATATGGTTCCAACGTAATCTTTTATTGAAACACTATAAGTATTAACACCTATGTTTTTAAATAACCCTGTATAGTTTTGTATAGAACCAGGTGATAAAGTGTATGTATAACCAGTACCAACAATACCACCAATACCAACCACTTCTATTTGACCTGTATTACCACCAAAACAATCAATATTTACTGTTGTAATTACAGTACCAGACAATACACTAGGTTCTGTTATTTTAAAAATTGAGGATACTGTAGTTGGTGGTGTTGATGAATCGGTTGTTTGTACCATGTAGTTACCAGCACAAAGTCCACTTACACTAGATGTGGTAAGTCCTAAACTAGTCCATGTTGTTGCTGTAACACCTGTATTTATAAACCATTTATAACTATAAGGGGCTAAACCACCAGAAGCTGTGACAGATGCGGAACCGTTACATGTACCATTAACATCATTAACTTGTGAATTAAATAATGATGTGGTTGTACTTAAATTTTCTGGTTGTTCAATAATAAAAGAATGGTAAGATATATCACATTTATCATCGACAATTTTTAATACATAAGTACCCGCTTTTAATCCAGTTGGGTATAAACTATTTGTGTTTGTATACCCATTTGGTCCGCTCCATTGGAATGTATAATTTTGTGAACAATTTGTTATATTATTAATGTTAATAGAACCGTCAGATGCCCCATAAAATGAAGGTTTAATTATTGTAGGTGTACCGACACCACAATTGTTTAAAACTAAACAAGGTTTTTGGGTTGTACCACTATTAGATGTTGTATCCCAAACACCTGTTAAACCTGTGACAACATTCGGTATTGGATTTTCACTGTCAGTATATAACCCCATATCCTCAAATGATTGAGTTAAAAACACAGGAATAAATATTGTGGTAGCCGTAATTACCAAACTACTATCTCTACCTATATCTTGATACCCAACTTTTCTTCTAAATAACTCCATTATTTTAATATGAACTCTGTCATTGTTATTGTGTTATTAGTGTTGGCACCAACATTAGGTGTTATTAGAAAATTAAAACTACCATTGTTATTTTTAGGGTTTATAAACTCCACTCTAGAAGTTCTCCAATCTTTATTATTTGGTTTGTTATAGTCCGTAATGTCAATCGGTAAGGTTGTACCAATTGGTGGGTTTATGAACCTGTGCGTTTTACCTGTTTTAGCGTTAAAAAATCTGGCATCCATGTATAAAACTCTATTAGTATTGTTTTTAACAAAATATTGATCGTTTCTTAACCAATATAAACGATTTAGACTAAATTCGGGTTTTAGACTATAATCAACATCTATATCTTCAGTAAAAATTAAACTACTTGTTTCACCGCTATTACTATCGTAAAAATATAACCTAAAAAAACTTTTTTTAAACCCGTTTTTATTTTTAATTATATCAGTGTTAACAAAACCGGCTAATGTGTAATCAATCCCAGTTATTGGGTTTGTAAAATCACCGTTAAAAAAATTAAAAGATATTAGTAAACCTTTTTTGTTGTTAGCGTTTAAATCATTAAAGTTATATTTTATTGTCTCACCATCAAATATTGGGTTTGTTGATTTGTTGATTTCTTGTGTAACTAATTTTTGTATGTCTTCACTGTAATCAACTGGGTAAAAATTTTGTTCTATTGGTATTAAAACAGATTTATAGAGATTATTTATACTACCACCTGTCAAAGTATTTGTTGCACCAGTAACTTCCTGAAATGAATTTTGTATGGTATATTTTATTAACATTCTTCGTTTAATCCAGTTACCAAATCATCGTTATTATTGTCTATTTTAGGTGTTGGTGATTGTCTCCTAACATATAAATTATGATTGAAATAGAAATAATTTGACCCATTATTAAAAGGGTAATCAACACCGTTAAAACCTTCCTCAAAAAAACCAATAGTTAATAAATCTCTCCAAGCTATACTACCATCTTGATAAGTAACATAATTCCCTGGCACATCTACAAACAAAACATTTGAATCTGCTTTTTCTATTTGTGTTGAGTAAACTCTTATTTGTAAATCTTTAAATGGTTTATAATAGTAACCTTCGTTGTTTGGTGAACTGTTAAGCCCAAATCTGTGTATAACGTCAGCAACAGGTCTTTCGATAAGTTCTAACCTATTGAATTCAACAAATTCACCCACATATCTATCACCATCAGTAACAACTAATTCACCATTTTGGTCCAAGTTTTCAATCCTTGGGTTTTTCTTTTCTACGGTACCAATACCATTAGGATTTATTTTTGATATTGTTTCTATGCCGTTATTTAAAGTTGTGTATTTGTAATTAAAATCCCAATCAGCAACAACATCACTCCACGGATATGTTTTTAAACCGGCCCTTTTAATTATTGTATAATACAATTGTGTTATAGGACCATTTCTACTATCTTTTAAATTTGTGACATTAATATCTTTATTGAATTGAAATGCCCATGTATTGTTCGCGGTACCTACAAGTGGGTCTGATATATTACTGTATATATTTGAACTAAAAGCACATTTGTAAACTTCATAATCATTAGAAGTCAATACCTCAAAATATCTAACATAATACTCTGAAGGTGTACCATCTAATCTTCTAAATTTAGCCGAAGTAAAATTATAATTAGCCAAACTTTCAACCTTAATTATAAAAGTATTTGGTGACGGTATATTGACCACTTTCCAAACACCATTTAATGGGTTGGATGACCCAATTCTAATGTCAACAAAATCATTAACACTTAAATTGTGGTTTGATGGGGTTATTATTTTTGTGTATCCTACACCTGTGTTACCACTAATATTAGTTGATTCGGTGTAATTAAAAGTTGTTGGTTTATTAAACGATATATCATTTTTTGATACATTGGTTATTCTTTTAAAATTATTATAATAACTAGATGCAATTGTGGTTGTTGGTGCATTTACTATTGTATCTAATGTTATAGAAGTTTTTAAATTACCACCTTCGATACCCAAAGACTGTACCTTATGAAGACCCATATAATTTGGATGTGCTAAATATATAAATTCACCTATTTCTAAATTATGTTTTTGTACACCAAGTAAAGTTAATTTATTTGACCCGTTAATAAAACTAGTGCCCAAACCAAGATATTGTAAACCACGATACGCTTTACTTTTTATGTTAAAATTAGGGTCAGAATATTTTATTTCATATTCATCGTTCATAAAAGAAGGGTATGTTATTTGCATAACCCAATTATTAGGTGTGGTTGGTGGTGTATCTTTAAATAAAGGATCCCAATCACTAGAGGTGGAACCCGTTGATAATACATTGGAGGTATAAATGTTTAGTTTACCATTAAACCTATACTTATTACTTTCGTTTCTTTCCTTATTAAATAAATTTTGTAAGTTTAAAATTTCAGTAATATTATAATCGGTTATAAGTTTAGTTTTATTTTCTAATTCTAAACCTACATTAGTATTTTGTTTGGTAGCTTTTTTATACCTTTTATTACCTATTATATTCTTAATACTATTCATTACGATTTTACACGAACACGTAAGTCTGTTTGTGGATATTTTATCTCAAACATTGTATCATATTCCGCAAATAAAACATAATCCAAGGTTAAGTCAATTTGTTTGGTTGTGTTATCTATATAATTTTGTCTTGTAAAATTTAAAGAGTAATTACCACCAACTTTGTTATAAGCTTTTATATCTGTAATGTTTAATACACCGGCTACATTATTAATTTGTTCTATTAATTGTGATATGTATATGTTTTGACCCATTTGCCATTTATTTACGTCAAAATAATTTTTTACAGTATTAATAACATTATTAATTATTTCAGCTTGATTAAAAGACTTGTCCGTATATAAATCAATATCAAAAGCCAAATTAATAACTTTACCATCTTTAATTAATACATAATCATTAATCATACGATAATCCGCTAACCAAGTTGCCATATTTTCTTTTAAAGTATTGGTTGAGGAGTTATCTAATTTACCTTGTGAGTTTAAACCTAACAAAGCGAATTCTACTTTATTTTGATTTTCAGACACTTGCATTCTAAAAGGAACACCAAATTTACCTGGCATTTTAAATATGGTTGATATGTAATCTTTTATTGTTACTGCCCTATTTTGAGATGCAAAATTATATTTTGTCATCCATCTAATTTCGTCAATAGTAGGTTCGTTTCCACCACCAAAAGCCGGTATTGGATTGTTAACTCTTAATGATTGTCTAACAGCTTGGTTATTTGACGCATTAGGTCCATTGACAAACATATCTACAAAACCTGTACTGTTTATAACGTTAGCTCCTATATTAGCGGCAGTACCACCACCCACCCTATATCTAACATATAAAGTTGTATTAGGTCTAGGTATTTCACCTAGGGCTGTACTATTGAAAAAATTGGATACTTGTAAAACATATTGATTTGTTGTATAAGCTTGTAAGTTTTGTTGATCAGAAAACCCAGAACCAAATGTCATTTTACAAAAACCAGTGTCAGTATATTCTTTAACAAATTTTCTGTTAACCGACATCCATTTACCAGGTTTAATACCACTATTGTCTGTACTTCTATTTGGATCTTCAACAAACACTTTATCTTCGGCTAGTGAATCAACTTCCCACCATTTTAAATTATTATCTACAAATTCGGCAGTTGTTGGGTTATTTATAAATGTGGTTCCGTCCTTTGTTATTACCTGTTCTATTGATACGATATTATTGTCTGGTAATATAATCTCTAAAAAAGGTTTAGCGTCATTATCGGATATAATTTTTTTATATATTTTACTAATACCGTTTGATACTATTTCTCTTTTAACTAAGGTATAACTAATTATAGTGTTATTGGCGTTTATATTAGGTATAATTAATCTGTTGGGTATACCACCGGTACTAAAAGGTGAAGAAAAATCTATATCATCCAATGTTTCGAATGTTTGTCCAGCACCAGCAACTTGTGTACCGTATTTTATTATTGGAGCGTATCTTATGTCAAATGTATCACCAAATACAGGAACAACTACTGAAAAATCAACAAGTGTTATAGAAGACCTTCTACCAGGTATTTTTAAACCTAAAGTTCTGGCAATGTTCATTACAGACCTTCTTTCTTGTGCATAATCAATTTGTGTTTCGGTAAACATTTTATCTGTGTGATAAGATAACATGTCAGACACAGCTGCATTTAACTCTATCAACATCATACCTATAGAGGCGTCATTAAAATCCTGATATAATTCGGGATAAAAATGTCTTACATAATTCATCAACTCACCTCTTACGTCCGCGAACTGTCTGGCGAAATAATTTATTTTTTTCTCAGTCATTTTATTTTATTTTAAGAATTTCTTCACCATTTTCATTTAACCTTATAAAGGTACATTTAAGATAGTTTATTATTTCATTTTGTCTAACGACATCTTTTAATTTTTGTCTATTATGATAATTTTCATCATATTCTATTACAACATTTTTTTCCTTATCATAACCATCAACCCAATACCCCAATTCTTTAATATGAAATTCACCACCATTTTCAGCATGTTGTATTTTATAACCATGTTCATTAGAATATTTTTCAATAAATGGGATTGATTTTGAGTTGTAAGCCGGATATAATTTACACCCTTTTAATTTAGTTTGTTCAAGTCTTTCTAATGTTTTAACTCTAATTTTTCTTATAGTTTCATCACTATGTTTCTGTACACCTATTTTACCTTTATTCCAAACTTGTCTGCCTAAACCACTTTCACTAACACTCCTAGTTAAATTATGTTTTTTTAAAGTTTTCCAAACTTTGTATTGACTACATTTTAATTCTTTAGCAATATCATAAGTTGTTAATTTATCTACCAAATATAATTTTTTAACTAATTCTAAATTCAATTCAAATTGATTGTGAACACCTTCATTTTCACATTTAACTTTTTGAGCCTCTGATTTAGTCCTTAACAAAGAATAAGTCTTTAAATTTTTAATAATTGTTTCAGTGCTACATCCTAACTCTTTAGAAACCTTTCTTATTGATTTCTTTTCTAAAATGTATTTTTCATATAATAAATTTTTATTTATTATTTTTTTCTCTGCCATTTTATATTTCTAATATTACAAAGTCGTTAGATTCAAAAGCACCTGTAGTTACAACATAATCTAGTCTAACTATAACTGCATGAATATTATTTTCAGATGGTGTTACCGTTAATTCGGTAATATTTAAATTTGGTATGAACTTGGATATGGCGGTATTAATTTCATTTTTAATAGCGTTATAACTAGGTTCGTCATTTGGTTCAAAAATGTATTGTCTTAAATTAGCACCGAAATCTGGCATATATAGTCTCTCACCTTTATTAGTTAATAGTAGATGAACCAAATCAGCTTTAATAGCTCTTTTTGGTTCAGTATTCATTTCTAAAAACTTACCTTCAGGGTCGTCAGAAAATGGAAACTGTATATTAATAAATCTTTTTTGTGCCATTCTAATACTTTTCTTTATAAATATCCATCTAAGAAATTTACCACCAAAAAATAAAATATAAAGTGTAAAGTTTAGTGCATAAAAAACCCCTCATTGAGAGGGGTTTTGGTTAGTTTAAATTAAATTTTAGTTAATCACTGTTTTCCTAAAAAATCTACAGTACAATTACCACCGGCACAGGCCGCCTCACCACTTAAATCCGTATTATCATCTAACTCAATTACTTTAGTTAAATCGATATTATTTAAAGTTTTAAGTAATTTTTCATAAGTTTCTTTATCACAATCCTCAAAAGGTGCTTGTTTGTAGGTATGGTTGGAGTAAGGTAATACAGATAATCCGTTATAATAATCCCTATTATCCCACATCCATTGACCTGTTAAATCCCATTCGTTTTCTTTAATAGAAATTGTGGCTGAAACATTATGTGTATTAGATCCGGTTCTATGTCCACTTCTAACCCACTCATGAGATACTTTTTTAACACGTTCCAATAGTTGAAATACCGATTCGGTTCTTACAATAGCTCCTTCTGGTGCCTTTTGTGGTATAGAAATAACAGCTGTATCATGTGGTCTGAAATACTCATCTTCAATTAACTCGGGATGGTATATCGATAGATATGTGTAAATAGCCTCATTTTTACCAACACGAACACGTCTGATATAATAATCATTATGCCATGCATGAATACCTGAAGATGTACCTAACACCAATGAAGAAGTTCCTGAAGGTTTTACAGTAGTTGTTCTTGCTGCTTTATTAACACCGATTAATGACGCTACTCTTTCATTTTCTTCTTTAGAAATTTTTGCTGCCTTTTTCATGTCGTAACCTAATACAACGCCTGAACCAATACCTGTCATACCTACACCGATAAGAGCATCTTTTTCAGTTGTACGTTTCCATACATCACGTAAGTAGTGGAAATCTGTATATCCGGCTTGTAATGTACCAATGAATGTTGCTGCTTTAACTCTTTCTTCAAAATCCTCTTGTGATGTAATATCAGACGCATTAATCTCACAAAGGTTACAAAACTGATAAGGCCGGAGTGCTATCTCACAGCACGGGTTGGTTCCCCAATCTTTATCGTTAGATAAATAAATTCCAGGTTCACCAGAACCACTTAACTCAATACGTTTCCAAATATCCATAAAATATTCTTTGGTTATTTTATGTCTCATTAAAACTGCTGAGTTATTAGCTCTACCTCTTTGTGGGTTTAATTCCCACCAATTACCTGATTTACAAGCTAACATTTCATCATCATCAGCTGAGAATAAAGAAATTAATGCTGCTCTTCTGATACCACCAGCTAATACAGCGTCAGCTATAAAACATACAATATCATGAACTTCAATTGGTTTTAGTTTATCACCATCTTCTTTTGTATCTAAAATCTTTTTGATATTGTGGATACAGTCTTTTAATGGTTGAGGTCCGGGAGCTTTACCACCACTAGTTACTAACCTAGCCCCTTTAGGTCTAACATCTGAATAATCAAATATAGGTGTAGAAGATTTAGACCCAAAATATGATTCAATTAAAACTTTAATAGCATCAGCCCAACCTTCGATGGAATCTCCAATAAGGTATCTTCTAGTTCTATTTGAATTTGGTTTTTTAATCTCCGGTAATTTATCAACATGATGTTTTTGTACGGAGTAACCAACACCTGTACCACCTAATAATAAAAACATTGCTTCAGCAAAAGAATCCGTATGGTCAATTGGCATATAAGCACAGTTGTAAATTCTGTTAGGACTTATTTCAATTGG